ATTATAGAAGAAGAACTTCCTGAAATTATAGAAGACTTGCCAATCTTTGAAGAAGAAATACTAGAGTTTCTACCAGACTTTGAAGAGTATGACTTAGAATATGTGGTTCAAATGGAAGAACCTTTAATAGAAAACATAGAAAGAATACTTTTGATGGAAGAAATTATAGATGAGCCTATTGAAGAAGCGATAGAGTTTGAGAGTCTTGAAGAACTGGAAGAACAATTAGAAGAATTAGAAGAAGAGATAGAAGAATTAGAAGAAGAAGAAGTAGAAGAAATAGAAGAAGAAGAACTTGAAGAAGAAGAAAAAGAAAATAAAATAGAGCAACAATTAAAAGTAGTAAAGGGCACAATGCTTGCCGCAGTTAATAGTGTTAGTGGTACGACCGCAGGAACTTCCTTGCACTCCACAGGCACTTCGAGGGCATCAGGCGGTACATCCTCTAGCACAACAACATCAGCAAGTGTATCTGGTTCTACTGGTGGCGGAATATCTTTTTCAAGTTCGCCTTCTATTTCTGCACAGATTGTTAGTTCTGCGGTACAAACTCAACAAGTATTAACAATGAGTTCTGCTGTAGATACTGGCTCACAGTCTTCAATGGGGACTACAACAGAAGTTACTACAGTAGAAGCAGGCGTAGATACAGGAATGTCCGAAGGCATGACAGCCGAAACAGTAACAGCAACTGTAGATGTTTCTGTTGCAAACACAGAAAGCTCAGACACTTCTGTAGTAGAAACTTCAGAACAACCAACACAAACTGTTGCACAGAATATAAAACAACAGCAACAAGAAATGGAAGAACAGCAATCTGAGACAGGAGAATACGCAGACTCTTCTGAATTAATTGCTATCATGGGAACTGTAGAAGGTTTTGATGTATACACAACAGCATCAATGCCTCCTCAACCTACATGGTATGAACCAAAAGATATTTATGCGAACGCAGTATTGCCTGATAATGTTAGAGCATTTGCAGGGTTGGCTTCTGCAAGTATAAATCAATTAACAAATATGAGAAACTTACAACCAAACTTAGACGGAGGAAATCATGGAATGGTTAAATAATAGACTTGGACAAATTATCGCAGGCGTTACAGTAGCAGGAACACTAGCAGGTTTTGGCTATGAAGGCGCTCAAACAATTAACAGGATTGATAATATAGAAAGCGCAACGAATGATTACATAACTGCTGTAGATGGAATGGCAGATACAATGGTTGAGCTAGAAAAGAAAATGGCAGTCATTGATGAGCAATTAAAATCTTTAGATGTTCCTGATATAGGAGCAATTGAAAAAGATATAGTAGCTTTGAAAGCACATGGACATCCTGCACAAGCGATGCCTGATCTATCAGGAATTAAAGAAGATATAGCAGTTCTTAAAACAACTGTTGAATCTTTAAAGAATAAAGACGCTAATCCTTTAGCTAATTAATTATGACTATGTCTGTTTATGTCTTTGGCAAAATCAGGCACAGGTAAATCTTCTTCTTTAAAGTCAGATAGTTTAATCCATTTAATCTTGCCTTCTTTTTCTAATTGAAGGGCATGATCTCTTTCAACAGTAATTCCGGTGTGTGGATTGTCTGTTTCAATAGGAGTATCTAAGCGTGGCTTATGCCAACTATGCGGTCTTCCTGATCCTACCTTATTTGAGTAGGTCTTAGCAAAGAAATCAAAGCCTATTAGTGTAAGGCTTTTATAAGTAGGTATTTTTCTAGTAAAGAAAAGAAGAGATATAAAACCTTGGGAAGGTCTAGGTGAGTGTAGAGTAGGATCTGTAAAATTAAACTCTTTATAAATCTGATTTAATTGTTCGTCCGAATACATATTGATATGTGGGAAATTTGGAAGTTTGTTTTGTTTTATTTCTTTATCTAAATAAATTCTACTTCTATTAAATAATCTGACTTGGGCATCAGAAAATTTCATAAACATATGTCTTCTTAATATTCCAGTCTGCCAAATATCTGTACGTTTTCCTATCGCGTGTTCTATTGGAGGAGTTGGAAATCCTTTTCCAAATCTTACAACAGTATCATAAGAATCTATTAGTTCTCCGTTATTATATTGTAGAATCTCTACTGAGTTTCCTACAAGAATAACATCTTTATTTTCTACTAGATTTATTAAGTCTTTTTGCATTTTGAATTTGCTTATAATTAGCAGGATGCTGAACAGTTATATCAGGAATATCTAAATCAGAATTAATAATAGATTCAATAGTGTCTGCTACATCTTGATAAGAAATACTAGGTAATGTTTTATGGCGCATCAATCCTAAATTAACAGTAGATACTTTACAAACTTTATCAGAATTGTATACAATATTATTTGTATAGTGATTCAATGCCGCTTTTTGAGAAGCATACAAGTAGCCTTTAGATATATTAGGCTGTGCGGCGCGTGAAGAAATATTAATTATGTGCTTCTCTGTTTGCTTACGCCATTTATTAAAATATAAATCTAATAATTCAACCTGTTTAAAATCTTTATGTTCACAGTTAATGAGTATGTTATCTTCTACTGGTTCTTCCAGTAATTTATAAACGCTATAGTACTTAGCGTCTGTAAAATATTGGCTTAAATAAACTGCTAATCCATATGTTCCTGATATAATCATGTCATTTCATTAATAATATTAAAAGATTTTTCTCCGAACAAAGTCCCATTAACACTACATTTGTTACAAGGAGAATGAGATCTGTTTCCTTTAGATAGCTTGGCTCTTATTTTTTTCATAGGCTTACTAAACCATACTTCTTCTAATGTCTGCTGTTGTAGGTTTCCTATAATATGTTCTCTTCCCCAATCATTAGAACAAAATAAGACATCACCATTCCAGTCTACAAACATTTTATAAAAAGGGTAGTAACAAACTTTCCCATATAAAGACTTGACATCGGACTCATCTATTCCTATCCAATCAATATTTCCACCACGATTATTTAAAAATAAACCATAGTCTTCTTCATTGTAATGCATACGATATTTATATTTAGACGAAGGAATCATAGCAGACTGCATTATATCATCAAAGTATTCCATCTGTTCTATACCATCATATAGATTTATATAAAGTAAATCTAGTCCGCTATTGAATAATCTTTTAGCATAGTCTGTTGTAAGTTTGTCTCCGTTTGTATTGCATTCAAGGGTAGCCTCAGGTAAATATAAACGAAAACGAAATATAATTTCAGGGAATTTAGGATTAAGAAAATTTTCTCCGAACCCACTAAAAGAAATCTTTCCTTTATAATTATTTCTTCCTAGTTCTTTTGAAATAGCTTCTGCACCTTTCGGTGTCATGTGTAAGTTTCTATTGGGAAATACTTTAGGATCATGTCTCGGGCAAAATACACAGGTACGATTACAAAGTTCTGTAGTATTTATTTCTACAGTAAGAATAGAGTCAAGAGGTTTTGTTCCCTCAACTTTACTGAAATGTTTTTCTTCTTGCTCTTTCCTGTGTTTAAGAAAACTTATTTTATTGTGCTGTATATTCTTAGCCATTCTTTCGCGTAGTCTACATTTAAATAATCTTGTAACCAAGGACCACCATCTGTAAAATGTATTGCTTTAGGTAGTCTAGTATAAGGTAAGTCTTTAAAGTTATAATATCCAACAAGCATGTTATATGCAACAGGAAGTTCTCCTATTTGATCATCACTATCTAACCATTTAAATCCGTGTAAGTTTCCTGCTTCTGTTGTGCTAACATAATCTATATTTAATCTCTTACATTTTTCATTATTAAAATACATAAGACTCGACCAGTATTTTTTATCGTAAGGTCTGTTTGTTTTGTCCATCATTTTACCATGAGGACGAGTAACTAATTGAGGGTGTTTAACTACATGGACTGCATGATCATCTTCACAGCATACGCTTGCGTAATCAGCAATCTCTTCGGGATCACAGCGCCAAAGAAAATCAACATCACAAAACAAAGCATGTCCCTCAAAGTTACAAAGATGAGGAACAAGAAAACGAGTAAACGCAAACTCAGTAGATTCTCCTTGAGTAGGTCGGTAATATAGTTTGTCTTTTTCTAAATCTTTTTTTATTAGCGGTACAATTTCATGCTTAGTATTAGATATAGCTTCAATAGATTTTTTACACACCTCATAAACTTCTGGGTAAAAAGAATCATAACCTATAAAGATTTTCATTTTTTCTTTTCCTTCTTAGTTGGTTTCTTTTGATTTAATATTTCTAATACTTGTTTCTGGTCTGCTTCATTTAAAGACCAAAAATAGCCAAGTATATCTACGATTTTAGCATCGTCACTTTTTTCAAGGGGTGAAGTCATAGTATCTCCGATCTAATGGTTTTTTATTTCCTTCTCCTAAAGGAATAGAGACAGATACTCTCGCTCCTTGAGGAATAGCTTTATGATAAAGTCCAGTAGGTATGTATAATAAATCTCCTACTGTTAATGTCTCATCATATCTTAATTGCATTTCTTTTTCTTGTTGTTTTGTTAAATTAGCAGGTGCATTCTTTCCTGCGAATACTCTATAAACTTTCCATCTTACTTTACCTATAGCATGTACTAAAAAGTTATTGTCACTATCTCTATGACAAGGGAATGTCAAAGCATTCTTAACTGGCGAACAATATAGGTGAGCGTCTGCGGCGCTTCCTTTAAACTGGCGCTCAACCGCACCTGAAAGAGCAGACATAGCAGGACTTATTAAAGATGCTTTAGTTAATATAATACTACATCCTTGATTCCATAATTCGTGTGCGTACTTTTTATCAAAGTGATCTATCCTAGACCAAGAAGGTTTCCTTCCTTTAAATGCATTATTCTTTTCCATGCACAGTTTACCCTCAGGAGTTATAATTTGAAATCCTGATACTGCTCTATCATTATGTATGTAATCAGAAAACTTTTCCCATGTTATTATCTGGCTCATAATTTCTTTTCGTAAATCATTTGCCTTAACAATAAGAGGTTGCTTATCTTTATACTTCCCCATAAATTCATCGACTGACATAGGGTGTATTAAATCTGCAAAGTTTATATCATACATCTTTATATACCTTTGCATCAAGCTCTAGTTCTAATTTATTATGAATCTTTTTAAATTCTTCTTTGGCTACTCGCGTGATTGTTTGTAATGTAGAATAAGTAATTGGGTTTAGCCGGGATTCTATTGCAGAAATATCTGAGATACTTTGTTCTGTAGTTATCTTTCCTTTAGGATCAATCAATACACTATAACTTATTATGTTTGCTTCGTTTTTTCTAGGCATTATAATATCTCACAAGCACCTGCTGTACAAGCAAGCTCTTTAGTATTCTCTGTCATGTCCTCTTTTTCATAATCAGAAAGCAATGACCAGTCTACTGAGTCTGTTGTTTTCTTTAGCCATTGTTTATATTCTTTAGCAGTTATATCTTGGTAAGGTGCTTGTTGATATGAATGATCTGAATAAGGTAAGAAAGAAACTCCCGAAACAGAATCAAAGTTATCCCATACCCATGCACCTACCTTCAACCATTCAGGTTCTCTAATTGAAATAGTAGCAGAAGGTTTGTGTTCGCACCAATGATCTTGATAAGTCTTCCACAAATCTAAATGTTCTATAGCTGATAGATCATGTCGTGTTAAAGATTTATCAGGAGATTTCATAGGGAAATAAAAGACAAGAGTATGATCAGGCTTAGTAATATCATCTTCGTGATAGACTCCTTGATCAACCATTAGCTGTGCTAACGGATCTTTCTTGTCTGCTCTTACTGTTCTTAAATAATATTCGCTATGTCTAGGGTGAATACCACTAGCACTATCAACTAATTGACTAACAGTTCCGCTAGGTTTAACACAAGTAATTGCGGCAGACTGTTTAATCTTTAATCTTTGTGCCCATAATTTATTAGTGTCAACTGCTATCTTCTTTAGCTTTTCTAAATTGCCACCAAGAACAGGCGCTATATTATTTAACTTAGTATTATCCATAATACCAGTAAGAGAAACACCAAGCAATGCTTCTTCTTCTGTGTTATCTTTCCAAGATTTTGTTAAGTATCTAAAGTTAGTTAGTGTTGCTTGGAATGTACCTAAGATTGTAGCCAACTCAATCTTACGAGAAAGAGCAGACCAACTATCATCAGGTCTAACAACAACCTCGGTTAGATTGCAGAATTGTTTGTTGCGTAAAATAATCTCACTACAAGGATTACAACCAAAGTCTTTATACTCTTCTCGTCTACCATTTTTAGACGCTTGTTTTT